TCAAACTACAGGAGTATTTGGTAAGAAGAAAAAAGATAATAAAAAAGGAAAATCTAATTTTTATATCCAACCATGGACTCAGGAAAAACAATGGGCGTTTGGTCCAAATACTTATCCTAAAGAATTATCAGGTGATCAAATCATACTTACAAGTGATAGAGTAATATTATCAAGTAGAGTAAATGAGATGATGTTTTTTTCTAAAGGAAATATGGGTATTTTTGCCGATAGTGATTTTAGTATTGATACAAAAAACAATATAAAAATAGTTACACATAATAAGGGAAATATTTTTATAGAATCATCGGGAGGACAAATTTGGTTAGATCCAGGAGCAGTGAATGATATACGAAAAAAAGGAGTACACTTAGGCCATCCTGAAAAAAATGGTGATTTGCCAGAAGGAGTTATCAAAGGACAAATTCTTACCGAAGTACTAGCAAAATTAGTTAAGGAATTATTGGAGGGTATGAAAAATGGAAAAGTGTATACACCCGCCGGCCCAACAGGAGGAATAGACCCTATATGGGAAAAGACTATTGCAGATTTAGTTAAACAGATAAATACGAACTCAATTTCAAAAAGTGTATTTGCTTATTAATTATGGCGTGGGATATTTTCAAACAGAGAATTTTATTTGTTATGGAATCTCAGCCAAACTCATCGGATATTTTGGCAGATACAATAGTTGATGCGTGGCACGAAGCAGTAACTCGCCCGTTAGTTTCAGCTGATATAATAAACAAACGAACAATAACTTTAGTACCGCCAGATGCACTACTTGCGTGTAAAAGTCAAATAAACCAAATTTTTAAGTTACAGGCAACTACATCAACTCAAGGAGAACTATTTCAAAAAATATGCAATATTTTTACCTTGTATTATTGGCCGGCCGCATCATCACCCTTCCCACCCAGCCCCGTATCATTTGCGCCAGCGGGTACAATTACAACCTTTGGCCCTCCCTTAACTGCAGGAGCCGCCCCGCCATTGTATAGAAAACTTACATTAGGAAGAATTTCTCCCGTTCAACCAAGAGAATGGGTAGAAACATTTGTTACAACTTTAAAGGCTTATTTATTAACCGTAAACGGCCCATTTGTAACTATAGTAGGTATAGTACCAACTCCATCTTTTTTCCAAGGATATAAAATAGGTGAAACATTATCCGATACATGGGCAAAAACATTGCAAGCTGGTAGTGAATTAACCGCTGAAGATAGAGCAAGAATACAACAAGAGTTGAAGTTAATAGATGAATTATTAGCAACAGAAGGATTAGATGAGCAAACAAAATCAACTTATTCAGAGTATAAAGCACTTAAAGAATTAGAGTTGGATCAAAATAAAGTTATCGGTGTAATTAATGAAGATGTAGAACCAGCCGATGTAGATACAGATTGTGAGCAAGTAAAACTTATGTTGGGTATTGCGCAGCGAGATTTGGGAATGATGGAAACACGAAATGTAAATAATGGTAATGATTATTCAAACACAGGAGGTCCGTGTAGTGGAAGACCGGGATGTACGGGTGTTGATAATACAATATCCGCAAATGGAAGAATAGAATATAACCCTAACACTTATGGAGTTAGGAGAGGAAGAATAGATTACTTTATTAGTCCTGCGATTACAGGATTGGCAGATAATGTAGATACAATAAATAAGAATAAAGCAAAAAAAGGAGCAGAATGGTGTGCATCTGCTGTATCATGTTGGTGGATTGAAGCAGGTATTCCTGTACCTTGGTTTCCTGGTTCAACAGAAGCAAAGCAATACCTATATATACAAACTTGGCCCACACAGGCCAAAGCTGACGCTGCCAAAAAAGCTGGATATAAAGATACAGGTGATCCATGGAATGATAACTCATTACAATTTGTACCTCAAGATAGATGGCCTCCTTGGGCTACTGCAAATCAAAAGAAATATGCAAAACCATATGGCCCAGGTCGTGCTAATTGTAGACCGTGGAGATTATGGGGAATAAAAAATAAAGTTTATGGTAAAAAACCTATAGTTGGAGCTGCTATACTAATCGGATGGGGTGCAGGTGAAGGGTTTGAAGCACACATTGGAGTTGTAGAAAAATTTGATAATACAAATGTGTACACTATAGAAGGAAATAATGGAGGAGGTGTATTGAGGCACACTTACGCTTTAAACTCACCGAACATACTTGGATATGTATATCCACCTAGTTGTGTTAAAGATAGCCCTCTATATGGTGTAAATACTCTACCTAAAGATAAACAACCTAAGAAACCCGTTAAGAATGGGTAATCTTTATAATCCTTTCATAAACTAAAGGAAAAATTGGTTCTTGATATTTATTTATATAGTAAACTCAAAAAGGTATGGATACCGATAAATTATTTAAAGCTATTCAAATAGTAGTTAAGGAAGAAGTTAAAAAACAACTATCTACTATTAAGGAGCAAATAAGAAAAGAGGTTCTAGCGGAAATAAAGGCTAGTAAACCACAAAAATCAACTTCCTTAAAGAATGTCATTGACGAAAGTGCAGACCCCTTTGAGTTGGCAAATAAGATATTATCCGCAGATAGGGAGCAGAAGCAGTATAGTAAGAATCCTTTATTGAATGAAGTATTAAACGATACCGCTGTTAGACCAAACTTTTCACGGGATGATGGTTCATGGGGAACAATTACACCCGATATGATAGGATATGGTAAGGCGGGGATATCATCTGCAGCATCTACTATTGAATCTACCGGTAATGACATACTTGATAAAGCTATGGCAAAGAGTGCAGCTGTTTTGAAAGCATCTAGACAAATAAAACGATAATGGCAATTATACTTGGGTCTAAACTTGTCACAGATTTAAATGAAAACCGAAATGTAGGTATAGGAATAACACTTCCTATATCAAAAGGTAACACAGGATATTTTGCTCAATCGTATACTAGTTTAGAACAGGTAAAATCAAATCTTAAAAATTTATTACTTACAAATAGAAGAGAACGCTTAATGCATCCAAATTTTGGAGTAGGGTTGCGGGAATTATTGTTCAGTCAAAATACTCAACAATTAGAAGCAACTATTGAAAACGAAATAGAAACTAGCGTTAAGTATTGGTTACCGTTTATATCTATAGATAATGTTGTTATAGAACAAAAGCCGGAAAATATAGATACTAATATTTTTAGTGTTTCACTTACATTTTCAATAGCCGGACAACAAACACTTGAAACAATTGAATTTAATGTAACACAATAAGATGGCGTTCAAATTAATAAATAAAAAACTTGGTAGGAATGCAAGAGATATAAAGTATCTTGGTAAAGATTTTGTTTCTTTTAGAGATAATCTAATAGATTACGCAAAAACCTACTTCCCAAACACATATACAGATTTTAATGAAACATCCCCAGGTATGATGTTTATTGAGATGGCAGCTTATGTTGGAGATGTTTTATCATACTATACCGATGCTTCCTTAAAAGAATCAATGATTCAATTTGCAGGTGATTCTTCAAATTTGTTTTCTTTGGCATATATGTTGGGGTACAAACCAAAAGTAACATCACCTGCGGTTACAACATTATCTGTTTATCAATTATGCAAAGCAGATACTAATGGAGATTTGGATACACGATACTTGTTAACAATAAATCCTGGTTTAAGAGTAAAATCAACATCTAATAGAGATGTAGAGTTTAGAACAACAGATGTATTAGATTTTAATGACCCGAATAATAGAGATGTTACGGTTTATAGTGTTAGTCAAATAACTAATAAACCAGATTATTTTCTTGTAAAGAAAAAGATACAAGCTATTTCGGCTACTGAGAAAACCGCGGTTGTACCATTTACTACACCTATTCCATTTAATACTTTAACCTTAGATGATAGCAATGTTATATCTATTGAATCAATCACCGATTCAAATGGGAATAAGTGGTATGAAGTTCCCTATTTAGCTCAGCAGATGGTTTATGTAGAGTATCCAAATACAATTCAAAACGATCCAGATTTAGCTGGATATAGAAATGATACACCTTACATATTAAAATTAGTAAATACAAGTTATCGGTTTACAACCAGAATAAATAGTGATTACACAACCGATATATTATTTGGTGGGGGTGATAATAGTTATGCTAATAATCTTATAGTTCCTACGGTTAAAAATGTAGGTCTTGGATTAAATAACTCTATTGATACATTAAATCAATCTTACGACCCTCTAAATTTTTTAAACACATCAACTTACGGTCAAGTACCAGCCAATACAACCTTAACAATAAGATATTTAGTAGGAGGTGGTGTAGAATCTAATGTACCAACTGCAGATTTAACTACCATAAATGGTGTGACATTCAATGATGATACCGTAGTAATATCACAGGGATTAGATCCAATAGTGTATCAATTTGCAAAAAATTCATTAGCAGTTGAAAATGAAATACCTGCAACAGGAGGAAAAGGGAAAGAATCTATTGAAGAAATTAGACAAAATGCATTAGCATATTTCGGTGCTCAAAACAGAGCTGTAACTGCAAATGATTATCAGGTTAGAGCGTTATCATTACCATCTAAGTTTGGTTCAATTGCAAAAGTTTATGCCACATCAGATAATTCTTTAAATTCAAAATCTGTAGTTGGTATATTGAATTCACAATCAAACTTGAGTACATTTACTGAGCTGGTAAAATCTATTATTAATAGAGAAGAAACAACTGCAAACATAACAACTACTGAGATACAAGAAATGTTAAAAGAGTTTGCCGAGCAAAATACAAAGAATGCAGAGTTGGTGAACCCGTTTGCAATTAACTTATATCTATTGGGGTATGATAATAACGGGGCGTATACACAAGTTAATAGAGCAACAAAAGAAAACTTAAAAACATATTTAAATGAGTATAGAATATTAACGGATTCTATCAATTTAATTGATGGTTATGTAATAAATGTGGGTGTAGAATTTGATATTACCGTTTTTAAGAACTATAATAGTAGAGAAGTAATTGCACTTTGTATAGATGAATTGAGAGATATGTTTTCCAGCGATAAATGGCAATTTAATCAACCAATTTATATATCAGATATTGAACTTGCGTTAGCAACGGTAGATGGTGTAGCATCTGTACAAAATATCAAAATAGTAAATAAGTGTGGAGGTAATTACTCAAATGTAAAGTACGACATAAATGGAGCGACTAAGAACAAGATAGTATATCCACCCTTAGACCCTGCTATTTTTGAAGTTAAGTTTCCAAATGTAGATATTAAAGGTAGAGTAGTATAACATGATTTATTTAGTAACAGCATCAAAAGACGCAAGTGCATACGAACTATATCCTAGACGCAACACGGGTATAGATGAATTATTATCGGTTTCTAAAGCGTATACTTCCAATAATGAAAGCGATATAGCTCGTTCTTTTATTCAATTTGATATAAACTCTTTACCATCCCATGTTACTGCATCTTCAACTATATTAAATCTAAACTCATCGCAAACTCTGAGGTTGCCAATTAGTTTTAGTTTATACGCATATCCTGTAAGTTCAAATTGGAATATGGGATTAGGTATCTTTACCGAAGACACCGATCAATCTGGTTCACTCACATGGAATATACAACCAACGATAGATTATACACTTAGCGCATCATTATACTATGGTTACACTACAACAAAAGATGTCTCACTTGATATTAAGAATATATACAATTATTGGACAGCATCTGGTAATTATGGTTTAATGCTATCTCATACATCATCTGTAGAATCATCTTCTTTGGATTATGGATACTTAAAGTTTTATTCAAAAGAATCAAATACTTACAAACAACCTTTACTTAGAATAGGATGGGATGATCAACAATATACAACAGGATCATTATCCGTAGTTGGGGATAACGAGATAATTATAAAAACAAAAGAACTAAAGAGTTATTATTTAGAAGGTAAACTAAACAAAATAAAATTAGCAGTCAGAGATAAGTACCCTATAAAAACATTCTCTAATTCATTTGCGTACTCCACATCTTCTGCATTACCACAAAATTCATACTACTCTATTATTGATGTAGTAACAAAAAATATTATTATACCATTTTCAACATATACGAAAGTAAGTTGTGATGCAAATGGAAGTTATGTAAAGTTTGATACAACTAATTTTCCTACTCACAGAGCACTTAGATTAGAATTTATGTTAGATAGAGATGGTATTACAGAGTATTATCAAGATGATTTAACTTTTATGATTAAATAATGCCGATACAAAATTTAAATCCAAACGAAGTATATCAATTATCAGTTAGTGGTTCAACTATAGCTACTAACAGAGATAGTATACCATTCTTAGCGGATGTTCGTGACAATACGGAAGGGTTTATATATGCACCTTCCACACAACAGGCGTATAATATACCCGCGTTAAAAAATGTTATAGATGTAGATGTACGAGAACTTGTTTCTAACGATGAAACTGATGATAATGATTTAGTTCCAAGACCATTGTATAATGATGCACTTGAAGCATTAGCTATTGCAAATGAAACAATAGATATACAAACAACTGTCATTGATAATCAATCCCAAGAAATAGCAAATTTAAGAGGAGAAGTAGATAGATTAAATGGAGAGTTAGATAATTCTAACCTACTTAGATTGGTAGCAGATACAAATGCAGATAATTTAAGACAACAACTATCTTTGATGTCAGAAAATATAGCAAACTCCTTACAACGGTCTGTTTTAGAAGGAACACAAAGAGCATCTGCAGATGCTAGATTATCAGGTATCAAAGCAGAAAACGAAAGCTTAAAAACAAAAGTAATATCACTTCAAACTGAAGTTGATACTCTAAAATCACTTGCAGAAGGAAAAGATGCACAAGTATTGGCAGGGGCTAAATCAAGTAAAGAATTAACGGTTCGAGTCGTTCAAAAAGGAATAGATACGGCTGAGGATCTTTTCATGGATTCAATCGCATTAAATTTTACTGGTAAAAAGAGTGATCCAGAAAAAGGGCCTGAACCAGGAGCGGGTAAATGGGTAAATGGCCCGGCAATAGAATTGTATAACCCAACGGCAGAAACACAAAGAATTAGTTTTAATGCAACGACAGTTTCAGGCGGATGGTTAAGAATACCATCCGCATTATCACTTGCACCAAACGAAACTAAACGAGTATCTGTCACCGCATTAAAAGATGTTGTTGTTAGATTAAGACCAGAAAATAGAGCGCAGGGAGCAAGAAATTATAGAGGTACATTAGATATTAAATCTAACACTACAACTATATCATTAAGTGTACGATTGTACAAACATAAAACTAGATAATGAAAATAGAAAGACTAAAAAATATTGATGATTTGGTAGATAATAAGGATGTGTACTTAGGTACAAATCTTGATAAACCTACTTATGATTTAATAAGTCGTGGATTCGTACCAATAAATTTACCAAATCCTACGGATAGAGGAGAAAGAACATCTAATAATGTACCAATACTTAGTGATGAAGTAGTTATGGAGTTTACATTATATGATGCAGGAAATAATGTATTACAACAAAAAGGAGCAGGTGAAGTTAGATACATAAAAAACTATTCACAATATCTAATTAAAAGTATATCTAAAATTGATACAACTAACAACAATGGCGGATGGTTAGTTGATGTAAAAACACTTATTAGAGAAGCAGGATATAAAACAGGATATTTTAGAGTTCAGATTAGCTTTGTTCGCAACAGAATAGGTAGTGACGCTATTTATGATAAATTGTACATACAAGAAATATCAGCAACTCGCCAAGAGGTTAGATTATTACCGTTTGATAACTATAACGCAAATTCAGAGCTTGATTTTAAAACAAAAGAAAAACTTAATAAAAATCTTAGAGAAGAATATGAAAGTTTCTTAAACGGAGAATTTCCAACAGATGAGGTAAAGGATGATATAGATTTTCTGAAAAAAAGTTTGGATATAAATACACTGCCATTTGAAATAGAAAGATTAAATCCTGATTTGGCAAAACAGATTAAAAAAGAATATGGTGTATCAATTAGTTATTTAGTTAGAAGAATTATTTCATGGTTTCATACACG